AGCAATTCAAAAGACTCAAGAAGAAATTCAAGAAGAAGAAATAAAAACTGAGTAATAATCTATTATATACTTATAGAAATCAATAATGATTTTATTTGATTATGGATAAAAGAGCAAACAACAAAGGTCACACGGGTAAAGCTGGACGAAAATCTAAAGCAGAAGAAATACAAATGATAGAGAGATTGTCTCCGTTAGAACCTAAAGCATTTGAGCAATTAGAAAAAGGAATTGCGGAAGGTAATTTTAAATATGTACAAATGTTTTACAATTACTACGCTGGTAAACCAAAAGAAACAAAAGACATTTCAATCACATCTGAGCAACCTTTATTCGATTTGTAGATGTTCCAAAGCACAACTGCGGTAAAGAAGTTACACGCTCTTAAAAAGCGTAAGAAAGTAATTCAAGGGGGTACATCTGCGGGTAAAACTTTTGGAATACTTCCGATACTTATTGACCGATGTGTTCGAACTCCAATGCTTGAAACAAGTGTTGTCTCTGAATCAATTCCACATCTTAGAAGGGGAGCAATGAAAGACTTTCTAAAAATCATGATTGCTACGGGTAGGTATATCGATAGTCATTGGAATAGGTCGGGTTTAAAGTACACTTTCACGAATGGAAGTTATATAGAATTCTTTAGCGTAGAGCAACCCGATAAATTAAGAGGAGCAAGAAGGCACGTTTTATATGTTAATGAAGCTAACAACATTCCTTTCGATGCCTACAACCAATTAGCAATAAGGACAAGCGGAGACATTTGGATTGACTTTAACCCTACCGCAAATTTCTGGGCACATAAAGAAGTGGCTATTGAAGATGATGTTGATTTTATCACACTTACTTATTTAGATAACGAGGCACTACCCGAAACGATTGTAAAAGATATTGAATCAGCAAGAGACAAAGCGAAAGACTCTGCTTATTGGAGTAATTGGTGGCAAGTGTACGGGCTTGGTCAAGTGGGTTCGTTAGATGGTGTTTGTATTACGGGATGGGAAGAGATAAAGCTACCAGAAGAAGCAAGGTTGTTATGTATGGGAATGGACTTCGGCTACTCCAATGATCCCACTACATTAATAGCTTTGTACAAGTTTAACGATGCCTATATATTTGATGAGGTTATCTGTCAAAAGAAATTATTAAACTCAGATATCTCAGACCTATTAAAAACGCATGATGTAAACTCAGTAATCTATGCCGATTCATCCGAGCCAAAATCAATCGCAGAGATAAGAACATACGGACATAAAATACTCCCATGTACAAAAGGAAAGGATTCAATTGTGTACGGAATAAACCTTATCAATCAAAACAAGATTTTCATTACAAACAGAAGTACTAACTTATTAAAAGAGTTACAGTCTTACACATGGATGAAAGATAGGGAAGGGAATACAATTAATAAACCAATTGACGCTTTCAACCATTGTATCGATGCTTGTAGATATGCCATCACATCACAACTCCAAACACCCAATAAAGGAAAATATTTTATTAGGTAATGGATAACCTTCAAATGATTGCAACAATAGAGTGTTATATACATCATAAAACGGGCAAAGAAATTAGAATTGCCAAACCTAAAACACACCAAGATTTTTATTTATTAACCAAAGCTTATGAAAATTGTAAGGCTTTTTTCATAAAACATTAACAAAATACTATTATATAAATATGAAGATCGAAATAAATGTTCCAACGTCCTTAAGTGAGATCACATTAGGACAGTATCAAAAGTATTTGAAGATCTCGGAAAGCAATCCAGAGGGTAATTTTTTAGATGCTAAGATGATAGAGATATTCTGCGGAATTCCTTTATCTGATAGTTATAAGATAAAGATGTCAAGCGTTGTTTCTATCATAGATATCTTAAATGATCTATTAAGTAAAACACCTCAGCACGTAGAGAGATTTACTATGAATGGTGTTCAATATGGTTTTATCCCAGACTTAGACGAGTTAAGTTTAGGGGAGTATATCGACTTAGATAACAACGCAAGTAAATGGGATCAGATGCATGTGGCTATGAATGTTTTGTATCGACCAATCAAAACGAGTAAAGTAGGAAAGTATAACATTGAAGAGTATAATGTAAAGAATCCAGAGGTTTTAAAAGACATGCCATTGAGTTGTGCATTCGGAAGCCTTTTTTTTTTTTACAGTTTAGGACTGGAATTGTCGAAGCATACGATTCTCTCTTCCAGCAATCAAGCGGAGATAAAGACTATTCAAGATCAGCTAACTTCAATTCCAAATGGAGCTGGTTCTCAACAATTTATAGTCTCGCTGACGGAAATATTAGAAGGCTTGAGGATATCACTAAACTAAACGTGCATCAATGTTTTACGATGCTATCATTTAAGAAAGAGAAAGCAGAATTAGAAGCACAACAAATTAAAAACAAATTCTAAATGAAGGGATTTTATCAAGTAACGGAAACAATAAAGAATCAACTTCTTTCAGATGTGAATGTCAAAACAGTAACAACGGGAGACATCACTAAAATAGATTTAAGTAAACAAACGATCTTTCCATTGTCTCATATAATCGTGGGGAATGTAGATAATAATGATAATGTTTTACGCTTTAGTCTTTCGGTTTTAGCTATGGATATCGTGAACATTTCTAAGGATGAGGTATTTGATATTTTCATCGGTAACAATAACGAGCAAGATATATTAAACACGCAATTAGCGGTATTAAATAAATTAGTACAAGTATTAAGAGGCGGAACATTACACCAAGATTTATATCAGTTAGACGGGAATCCAACTTTTGAGCCTTTCTATGATCGGTTTGAAAATGAAATGGCGGGTTGGTCTTTGTCGTTTGATGTGCTTATTCCCAACGATATATTGATATGCTAAAGAATGTACAAGAGGAGCTGAATGCTTTTGCTAAGTATGTGATAATACAAGCAAGAGCTAATCTAACAAGAGGGATAAAAGTAGGTGGTAAGAAAAGACCTAAGAAAGATACGGGTAAACTATACAACAGTTTAAAATACGATTTAAACGTAAGTAAAAATAGTTTCGGATTGGATTTTATTATGGCGGAGTATGGAATCTATCAAGATGCTGGGGTAAAAGGTAAAGACCCTTCGAAGGTTTCGCCTAACGCAAAGATAAAAGGGCAACAAGCTCCAAACAGTAAGTATCGTTTCGGAAGTGGTAAAACGGGAAACTATAAAGATTTTGTTTTAAGTCTTGAGAAATGGGCAAAGAGAAAGAATGTAAGATTAAGAGATAAAAAGGGAAAGTTTACAAAAGGTAATTATAAAACAATCGCTCATATTATTGCGGGTAACATTTACAACAGAGGGATCAAGCCAAGTTTATTTTTTACTAAGCCATTTAAGAAAGCGTTTAAAAATTTAGATAAGGACATTGTTAAAGCATTTAGATTAGATGTAGAGGCTTTAATAAAAACAACAACAAAAGACAATATAAAAACAAAATAAAATGGCAATTAATTTACGAAGCCCCCATTACGTAAGCACCGCAATACCTAATACTTCTTATACTGAATTAGATATTTATATCTGGGAAGGGTTGGCAACTGATACAACTACTATTAAATACAGTTTAAAAAAATACGTAATTGCTGGAAGTGTTTCTGTAAGCTATGAGGTTTCGGAGTTAATAAAAGATTTCTTAGACATCACTTTTAATGGGGATTATGCTGGTAAATCAATATGGTTTAAATTTGTTATTAGAGCATATAACTCCTCTAATGTTTTACTATCTACCATAAACCCCCCAGCAATTATTTCTTTTGATAGTTACTCTTATTTTGAAGAGAATGATTTTAATGTTGATACAAGTTCTGTCATGATTACAAACCGCCAGATATTTGGACTCTCTGATAATCTTGTACGTATTCCCGTTAACGTATTAAAAGATCCCGTTGTTACTTTCTATAAGAATGGGGTTGTAGTGGGTACTCAGTCTTACACGAATAGCAATAATTCAGCTAATAAGATTAAGTACGTTACAGTAAATGGAGAAGTAAACTTTGAAAATTATATCGATAGGATTTTAGGACAAGGCGGGATCTATGAACCGAATGCTTGTATTATTAGTTTCTTAAATGAGTTTGAGATTGGAGAGGTTGACAAAATAGAAGTTTCTAATAATGTTGGCAAGATAGAAACTATAAACGTTAACGTTTTAAGCGAGTGTAAATACGAACCAAAGAAAGTAACTTTTATAAATAAGTTTGGAGCGTTGCAAGATATGTACTTCTTTAAAAAGGCGGTTGAACAAATGACTGTTAAAAAAGAATCGTACAAAGCAAACATAAGAAACAGTTTTAATCTTTATAGTAAAAGCTCACACGTTAACAGAGATTTTAATGTGTCGGGTAGTGAATCTATTTCTTTAAGTAGTGGGTTTTTAAGTGAGGAGTATAACGAGGTTTTTAAACAACTAATGTTATCTGAAAAAGTTTGGATGACGAACATTACTGCGACAGAAGAACAAGTATTACCGATCAATGTTAAAACAAGTAACATCACTTATAAGACTTCTTTAAACGATAGGCTTGTAGAATATACAATCGACTTTGATAATTCATTTAACGTAATAAACAACATTAGATAAATGCAGAAAATTCAATTATATATTGAGGGGCAAAGAGTAGATATGTTTAAGGATGAGAGCGTAACTCTTACCGATACGATTAAGAACGCTAAAGATATTGATAAGGTATTTACGGAGTTTTCTAAAACGTTCAGCTTACCAGCCTCAAAATTAAATAATAAGATATTTAAACATTTCTATAACTACGATATTACTAACGGTTTTGATGCAAGAATAAGAGTGTCTTCTGTAATTGAATTAAATGATTTGCCTTTTAAAGATGGATTCATAAAATTAGAAGGTGTCGATTTAAAAGATAATTTAGCTCACACTTATAAGATAACTTTTTTCGGGAATACAATATCCTTAAAAAACTTATTAGGGGATGATCAGCTTTCAGACTTATCTTGGTTGAACAACTTTAACAAAAAGCAATCTGATGGGAGTGCTATTGTTTACAGTTACCCAGATATACAAAGTTATTTAACAACGGGATTAAATAAAACAGTAGACGGTGTTAACTATGCTAAACCTCTACAAGTTCCATTAGTTACGCATACTCAAAGACTGTATTATAAAACAAGCGAACATATTGCGGATAGTGGTAATTTATATTTTCAAAATGGGGGAGGGAACAATATACATGGCGTTAAATGGAATGAGTTAAAGTATGCTATTAGATTAGAGATTATAATAAAAGCTATTGAAGATAAATACGGGATTTCTTTTAGTGCTGATTTCTTTTCAAGTGCTGGAACATCAAACACGTATTTTGATGATTTGTATATGTGGCTACATAGAACAAAAGGGAAGGCAACAAACGGGGGACAATTAACTTCTTCAACGTTACCTGTTGTCGGTTGGGCAGATGATACTTCAAATACATTTGATAAGATGGTTGATAATGTGCTAACTGTTTTCAATAGTTCTTCGCCTACCCTTTCATTGGCATTTGTTCCCGTTGGAAGTGATAACTATAATTTTACAGTTTATAGGAATAACGTTGCAATCATTACAAGCGGTAATATTAGCGGAACTGTTTCTTATGTGATGCCTATTACAAATGATACGAATGCTAATTATAGGGTTGAGATGACATCAACGACTACGATTGTATTTACTTCGGTTACTTGGACGAATAGTAATTCAGCTTTTCCGACCTCTTTTGTAAATACAAGTTTTATAAAGAATGATGATTTTGAGTTAATTATTACGCAACAGATTCCTAAAATGAAAGTGCTTGATTTTCTTACATCAATTTTTAAGATGTTTAATTTAGTTGCGTTTGTAAAAGATAATGTAATAGTTGTAAAAACCTTAGACAGTTTTTATAGTAGTGGGATTAATTATGATATTACTAAATATTTAGATGTAACAAAAAGCCAATCTAATACCGCTTTACCATTTAGAGAAATAAATTTTACTTACGATGGCTTAGGAACTTTCTTAGCTAAACAACATGATCAGCTATTTAATAAAGAATGGGGAAAAATAGAATACAACGAAGATAGTAGTTTAAAGTTTTCTGGGGGTATTTATAACTATACAATACCATTTGAACATTTTAAATTTGAGAGGCTTTTGGATTTATCCGATGCAAGTTTAACAGAAGTTCAATGGGGTTTTTGTGTTGATGATAACCAAGAAAGTTATATCGGTAAACCTATTTTATTTTATAATGCATTAAAGACAGATACAATTTCTTTTGTCGATAGAGTTGACGCTGATAATATTGCTATTAGGCAAACAAGTATTGCAACGTATTTCGCTCCATGTAACTCTAACATGAACGTTACACCTTTTGCCAATCAACCATCTATCAACTTCGCATCTGAGCCAGATGAATGGGAAGGAGTTGAAAACCTAAATACATTATTTAAAGATTATCATAGTAATTACATTACAAGCATTTTTAATAAATCAAATAGGATTACAAAAGTAACCGCTTATTTGCCTTTAAGAATATTATTAAATTATTCGTTAGCAGATCGTTTCCAAATCTCTGGGAGTAGTTACAAGATTAATTCAATATCAACCAATTTGAAGACGGGAAAATCTCAGATAGAATTATTAAACGACCTATGATAAAAGAAATTTTAGATTTATTAAAAGATACTAATTGTAACGCTGAGATTGTACAATTAGCAAAAGGAAAGAATAAGTTTCCCGATAGCTTTAAAGAAATATTTACAAGGCATAAACAAAACATGAAATGGATAAAGTAATAATTGAGATAGAAGCAAAAACGGGTAAGGCTGGGAAAGAACTTGATAGTCTAAAAGGTAAAGTTTCTGGAGTAAAGAAAGAAGCTGGAGCAACGGGTAAAGGTTTAACCTCTGGATTTTCTGGATTAAAATCGTCTATTGCCTCAGCTGTTCCGATGCTTGGAAAGTTAAAAACAGCCTTAATTTCTTCTGGGATTGGTGCTGTTGTTGTTGCTCTTGGTAGTATGGTTGCTTTGTTTAAATCTGCTAATGAGACGGGTGCTAAGTTTCAAAAAAGTCTAAGTACCTTAAAAGCGGTAGCCTCTCCAACTGCTGACGAGTTGGGTGTATTAAGTAATCAAGCGAAAGAATTAGGAGCATCTACACAGTTTACTGCTATTCAAGTTGTGGAGCTACAAACAGAACTTGCAAAATTAGGTTTTACCGCATCGGATATAGCTAATTCAACACCAGCAATTTTAGATTTAGCCTCTTCTTTAGAGGTTGATTTAGCAAGTGCATCAGAATTAGCGGGTTCGACTATTCGATCTTTTGGATTAGATACAAAAGATACGCAAAGGGTCGTTGATGTAATGGCATTGAGTACCTCATCCTCTGCATTAAATTTTGAGTCTTTAAGGGAGAGTTTAAAGTTAGTTGCACCAACATCAAGAGCAACGGGTGTATCTATTGAAAAAACCTCTGCATTATTAGGAGTCTTAGCCAACAATGGTTTAAAGGGTAGTGTTGCTGGTACGGGTTTATCTAAAACTTTTATAGAATTAAACAAAAAAGGAATTACTCTCGAGGAGGGTATGGAGAAAATAAAAAACTCTACAAATAAATTAAATACCGCTATTGATTTGGTTGGTGTTGTTGGAGCGAAATCTTTTTTAAGTTTAGCAGAAAGCGGAGAACAAATAAATCAATTAGAAAAAGACTTTTTAGGTGCTGAGGGATCTGCGAAAAAAATGTCTGAGGTTAGACTTGATAATCTCGCGGGGGATACTACTAAACTTGGATCAGCGTGGGAAGGATTTTTATTAAGTATTGAAGACGGGGAAGGAATTTTTAATCGTATTACAAGGGGAATTGTAAAATCTACAACTGCAATTTTAAACTTTATAACACCAACAAAATCCGTAACGGATGAATTAGAAGATCAACGATTTGCTTTGTTTAAATCAGAAGTACAATTAGATTCTTTTGATAAAAAAATAAATGATACAACGACAAGTGAAAAAGATTTATTAAAAGCTCAAAGAGATAGAATAAAAGTAATAGATAATTTACAAGATAAATATCCAAATTTTTTAAAAAATATAGATAGCGAAACTGTAAGTACTGAAGATTTAAAAAAGGCAATAGACGAAGTAAATAGTTCTTTAATAAATAAAATACTTATTCAAGAAAGACAAGAAGAAATCCAAGACCAAGCGGAAGAATCTGCAGACGCTTTAAAAAATAAATTTGAAAAAGAAAAAACAGTTTTAGATTCAATTATTGTATTAAGGAAAAAGTATAGTGATTTAGGTATTAAGATTAAATCAACTTCTCCAAATGATGTTATAAAAGAATTAAATGAAATTTCAATTAAGCAAAATAAATTAAGGTTAGAAGGGAATGAAGGATTTGTTTTAGGTGTTAACGG